CAAAACTTCGATGAACTCCGGGAGGTAGGGGCGCTTAGCTCTCAATAATGACAACATTCGACTACACAACATTTGATTTACAAAACCCAGACGGAAACAATGGATTATCTTCCTTTGCTCTCTACTTTCAGAGAATAATGTATAAAGAGGCTGTATATCCTACAAATGTAAAAACTCCTCTTGACACTTGGTATGACAAGATGTATTTTGGTAGGGTGGATCAGCTTCAGAACACAGTTATTCCTGTTTACGACAACTTAATAACCTTTAAGACTGTTGGACGCCAAAATCTTTTTGCCTTAAACTTTGTGGTAGATGCTTTTGAGGAGTTTGCTGCTCATATGAGAAATGCTACTATTCTTGGGGTTTTGAAAACTCAAGCACAGAATACAAATCAAAGTGTACAGGGGCCAAATGACAAAATATATGATATTAAAGCATATCAAGCATACAACGATCCAACAAGGATATACAGCCAGTATACACAACAGCTTTATAATTCATTTGTATCAGGATTGACAGAAAAAGAACGAAACGAGATTACTAATTTTCAAACTTTCTTAAATTTGTGGTCCGCATATCTTATCAATGTTTCCTCCTTTATACCGGTAACAAAAACAAACTACCTACTGACGCCAGTGAATAACTTTTTTTCTTCTGGACTCTCAGTGGCAGTTGATTTAGGCCCCCCAGAAGTTGACTCTTACAAGTATGAGAATTGGATTAATGATCCAAACTTTGATTTCTATATAAGAGCAGCAAAGAAGTTTGGTTTTATTGTTAATAAGAATATGCCTTGGATATTGACAGCAGATCTATTCTCAGATGCCATAAAGAAATATTTTTCTCGATATTATATCCAGTCTCTTAATTCTATTATTACAGAAGATAACTTCTTTGATGCTTATTATGAACAAACGTATTTGACGGATATCAGCAATATTAAGCAACTTACTATTAATGCTTATACAGCTTTTATTCAAAATAATCCACTGTATCAAGAAAAAACATATATACCTAACTGCGATAAATATCGTGTTGTCAACAGAACGAGAAAGCCATTACCAGCAAATGTTGATATCTTTATTACAGATAAAGTTTTAATTGATTTGTATCTCTCGATTAGATCTAAAGAAGCAAGAGAGCCTGTACAGATCACTTCGAAGCTTAAGCAGGAGTTATCAAACATCTATTCTATAAGACCAGACAAAAGTCTTGATGGATTAGGAAACGCAGCCAACTATATTAACCTTATTTATCGTGATTACATTTACGACTTTACTACTCTCCTACTAAACCCGGATATTCTAAATGACCTTGACAATCAGGTCAGAACTGGTAAGATAGCAACAGTGGGCAGCATAGCCCAGCAACTTTACTAGGGAGATATCTTGCTTTTTCAGGTTCTTGACGCAAATCGCGATTGCGTCGGCTATTTTGCTAGAAATAAAATAAACTCAACAACCGAACTTCCGCCCCAAGGCTCCACTTGGGAGTATTCAGCACATCTCGGTTCAGGCAAATACGAAATAGCACGTATTTACGCCAACGGTGCGACGATTACAGACGTTTGTCCCGAGCATATGAAGGCTGACTGGGAGAAAATCAAAGAAACGCTTAAATCGTGTCTCAAAGCCTTCAATACTGCGAACCTTTCTTTGAAAGATAACTGCTTTTATGATGTATTGCCGGAATATTTCCTGTATCAGTATCTCGAAGCAAAAAATCAAGTCACAAAGCACGTTCTGGAAAACATTGAGAAGCCAGAAAACTACGATCATATGTTTAATCTTGTAAGAATGCTTGGAGACATAAGTTCTCGGCATTTGAACGTAGATATTCAGCCAATCAAGCATCTTTTGTCGTCTGTAAAGGGAATGAACTTTCATAAGACGCTTCGATCGTCTAACTGGGTGTGTGATTACAATCCTTGGGGCACTGTAACAGGTCGTTTATCAACAAAGTCTAACTCTTTCCCGATTCTTACAATGGGCAAAGAATTTCGTCCTTGTATTAAGCCTACAAATGATTGGTTGTTTGAGTTAGACTTCAATGCTGCTGAACTTCGTGTTCTTTTGGCTCTCTCAGGAAAAGAGCAGCCTCAAAACGATATTCACGACTTCAACGTTGAAAGAGTCTTTAATAATACGCTCACTCGTGATGAAGCCAAAACAAAAACGTTTGCTTGGCTTTATTCTGCGAGTAAAAACATAGAGTTAGAGAAACTATACAACAAAGAATCAGTGCGAGATAAGTATTGGGATGGATGTAATATTAAGACTGATTATGGTAGAATAATGAAGAATGTTGACGATCATCGTGCCTTAAACTACATCGTTCAAAGCACTACGATTGATATGGTCCATGAACAAGCATACAAGATCTTCAAGTTCTTGGAGAATAAGAAAAGCAACATAATGTGTCTTATTCACGACGCAGTTTACATTGATTTAGCCGAAGAAGATAAGTTCGAAATAATAAAAATGCTTGACTTATTCAGGCAAACGCGGTATGGTTGTTTCACGGTGAACGTCTCCGCAGGAAAAAACCTTGGAGAAATGAAGGAACTAAAGTTATGATCATACACCACCAAAAACTAGTGAGAGATCAAATACCAGAGGCTATTGAAGAATCTGGTAAAGAGTTTTCATTTCATCAGTCTAATAAAGAAGAGTTGATTTCATTTGCTAAAAAGAAGCTTCTAGAAGAAGCACAAGAGTTTGTAGAGAATCCCTGCGCAGAAGAAGCCGGAGATATCTTGGAGATTCTGTTTTTTCTCACAGATACACTGAATATTAGAAAGCAAGAAATCGCCGCACATCGCATTTCGAAGTTTGCTCGCAATGGCGGCTTTGATAAGGGAATCATCTTGGAGTGGGTTAAGGAATGATTGTTGTTGGTTTAGGAAAAGCAGGCTGTAATATTGCGAAGGCTTTCTCAAAGTTTCCTCAATATGAGACACATTCCATTGATACAACCGAAGACGCTGAGATTACAATCTTAGAATGTAAGTCTCACGAAGAGTATGATGAAAAGTTCCCGGCTTTAAACTTAAACATTCAAAATGAAGATGTGCTTGCTATTATCGCCGGCTCTGGTAAGATCTCTGGCGGATCATTACGGTTGCTGGAACAACTACAAAACAACAAAATCACAGTTCTTTACATTGAGGGCGATCTAACGATAATGTCCGATACACAAAAGAAACAAGAGAGAATCGTTAGTTCAGTTTTACAAGAATATGCTAGATCTGGCGCCATAGAGCAAATCATTATGGTAAACAATGCTTATATTGAACGAAGCATTGGAGATATGTCTATCATAGGGTATTACGACACTTTAAATCAGGCAATAGTAAACATTATTCATATGATGAATGTATTCAAGCACTCAGAGCCTGTAATCGGCAACTTTATCACTCCGTCAGAACTGTCTCGGATCTGCACGATCGGTGCAGTTACATTAGAGGGAGACGATTACACCGAATACGAAGAAAAATGGTTTTACCCCTTGACTTATACGAAGGACGTGGTATACTATTATGGTATTGGAGATGACGACCTGAAAAACGACGGGACGCTCTTCAGAAAGATTAACAACTTTGTTAAATCACGCCTTGACACGGGAGCAAATGTGTCGTATGGTGTGTTTAGAACGAGCTACGAACAAAAATATTGTTATTGCATTCGGTATGCGTCTGTGGTACAATACATTGACGAACTTCTAGGCGATCAGGATATTAGCTGATCGTACTTTAACCCACGAAAGGAAATAAAAATGGGTATTAATTTAGATAAAATGCGAGCAAAGCTGGCAGCCTTACGAGGTGAGGGAAAAGGTGGAGATTCTGTTTTCTGGCGACCGGAGGATGGTGATCAAGACATTCGCATTGTTCCTACTGCTGATGGAGATCCCTTTAAGGAGATGTGGTTCCACTACAATGTTGAGAAGGGTGGCTTCCTTTGCCCGAAGCGTAACTTTGGTGATGATTGTCCTGTATGCAACTTCGCTTCACAGCTTTGGCGTGAAGGCGTAAACAACAACGATGACCAATCCAAGAAGATGGCGAAGTCTCTCTTTGTCCGTCAGCGTTTCTTCTCACCAGTAATGGTTCGTGGTCAGGAAGACCAGGGCATCCGCATCTGGGGATATGGTAAGACTGCTTACGAGAACCTTCTTTCACTTGTGCTCAATCCCGAGTATGGTGATATTACCGACACTGAGGCAGGCACCGACCTAACTCTAACTTACGGTAAGCCCCCGGGAGCACAGTTCCCGCAGACAAAGTTGGTTCCCCGCCGACGTTCATCCGCTCTCTGCGAGGATCTAACTCCGGACAAGTGCGCTGACCTTCTGGACAA